TTTCTCGTAGTTCTCTAACGACTTCATCAGAAACGTCTTTCTTAACTAAGATGTGATAGATTCCAATAAGTTGTGCATTATCTGGATATCCCATATCTTTTAACAATGGATAGTTCTTAATCTTTTTTGTGCCAGTAGTACCCAAGACTTTAACACCCTTGGCTTCAGCATCACCAAGAAATTCATACGCTAAGTCAATGTGACCACCAAGAACATCTTGAATTGCTTCTGTGCTGCTTTTGTATGGAACTACTAATATGTCTTTGTTTGGGTGGCGAGCCTTAAACTTTAATGCATAAAGGTGAGTTCCAGATCCAGGACCAGCAGTGCCAATTGAAATTTTCTTTTGAGCTAAAATTGTTTTTAAATCTTTACTCTTTGATGTCAACGCCACAGGACTATTTGCAATAAGATATACAGGTTTGAATTGATCAAAGGTATAACCAGCATTATCGTATAAATGTGGGCGAACAAAAAATGCTGCAGCAGTACCAAGTAGTGTAAGTCGATCGCTGTTGTTTACATACCCAGCAGCAATAGAACCACCTGCTCCTGGCTTATGCTCAGGGATGAATTGATACTTTGTTTGATTCTGATTTGCTTGTTCAAGCAATGCACGATAGTAAGTGCCTTGAGTGTTGGCAATGTTAAATGCCCATAGACTTGGAACTTGCTGGGTTGCAGATGCAATACTAGAAATGCCCATCAATACAATAAATAAAAACTTTTTCATTTTTTTTCCTTAAATCTTTTCGCCAGTTACAACAAGTATATAGTTTGGATGATATCCAACATTGGAAGTGTAGTGTGGGATACTTTGATGTTCAAAAGTAAAGGTGTCACCCTTCTTCCAATTAATAGCATTCAATCCAAAAGTAAAATTCTGACCAAGCTGTTGATCAGTTAAGAATGTAATAAAGATATCGTGCGCATGTTGATCACGAACTTTATCGTAAACAACTTCTTCATCTAAAGTCCATTTTTTATAACGCTGGCGATCCATATGAACGACAAAGTATTGTCCAGGTTTTTCAATTTGAATTCTAGCAGAAACTGTTTCTAGTTTTAGTTTATAAAACTCAGCAAATTTCTTATTAATTTCTTCGGTGTGTGGACCAAAGTTGGTAGTATAATTGTGACCATGACCAGACATTAAATCTGCGTACTCAAGCAACCAAGTTCTAAAATCGTTTTCACTGACATCACCATTGGTGCTTGCTGCAGTTCTTGCGATGTAATCTTTATTAAAGAATACGTTTTCAAATTTGGTTGGAATTGAACCATCTTCAATACCATTCACGATTTGATCGAAGTGTTCGCCAAGAACTGGAGATACATTTTCTATTTTGTAAACTCGCTTTTCCCAGTCCCAGTTACGCACTTGATTTTTTAATTGATAATCAACCCATTGTTTCATTTTAATTCCCTGTATAAATGTTAGTAGCCAAACTAATCCTAGTAGTTTGACTTTTATTTAGCTCTACCATGTGCACTAAAAATGCAGGAAACATAACCAGCTTACCTTCAGTTGGTTTTATGCGTTTATATTTAATGCCCATAACATTACCTTCTCTAATTAAATCCCAATTAACGCCACCACGTGGATCTACTAGCTGAAGGTCTCCGCTATTATTTGGAGTTTTTATGTAATATGTGCAAGCCAACATCGCATCGCCATGATTATGTAGTGCAAGAGAATTTCCAGGATGCTGACGATTAACCCAACCACGTGACATTATTGGATTAAATGTATAAGCCTGTCCCAAATAAGGTGATGCATTTTCTTTTGCAGCAGAAAGTATCTTTTGTTTTAGTGTAGTTATATTTGGTGTATTATAATCCCATATGTTAAACATATAAGGATTTGTTGGTGGTTTACACTTTTCAATTTCTACCAATAACTCATTATTAAAGGTTGAGTCAAACCCAGTTTCAATTTCCCAAACTGGGGTTGCCCACCACTCGTGTTTAGTAGTTGTCATTAACTATTTTAGGCTTGTTCTGCTTTGTACGCTGCCAATGTTTTGGTAAACTTGTTAGCGTGACTACGTTCTGCCTTAGCTAAAGTCTCGAACCAATCGGCGATCTCGTCAAAACCTTCATCACGTGCAGCTTTAGCCATACCTGGATACATATCTGTATACTCGTGTGTCTCACCAGCAATGGCACTTTCCAATGCTTGAACCACATCACCTGCAGGTAAACCTGTTTCTGGATCTCCACTACCACCAGCGATCAAATACTCCATGTGACCATGGGCATGACCAGTTTCACCTTCAGCTGTGTGACGGAATACTGATGCAACATCTTGTGCACCAGCAATATCAGCCATGTTTGCAAAATACAAATAGCGACGATTAGCTTTTGATTCACCAGCGAATGCATCTTTTAAAGATTGCTCGGTAATTGTACCTTTTAAATTTTTACTCATTTTCTATTTCCTTTATCTTAATAACTTCAATATTACACTTCTTTAAAAAATCTATACCAAGTTCGTCACGGTATGAATCTCGGTAATACATCTTACTTATGCCTGCTCCGTGGATTAATTTAGCACATTGTACGCAAGGAGCATGAGTACAGAATAAAATGGAACCATTGCCTGATTCACCATCACGTGCCAACTTGAGAATAGCATTTGCTTCAGCATGAATTACCTCATCTTTTGTCTTAGTTACAACTCCACCATCTTCATGAACCTCAATGACTTCTTCGCATGAGTTGTCCCACCCAGCAGGCATACCATTGTATCCGATTGAGATGATACGATTGTCTTTTACAACTACCGAACCTACCTTCAATCGTTTCGCACTGGATAGCTGAGCAAATCTCTCAGCTGTATCTATAAATGCATCAACCCACTTTTGCTTCATCAAAGTCTCCATTGGCTACACATTCATCGTGGTAGTCTAAAAGACCAGCGTAATTTTCAATGTCTTCAGGGAGTTCTTCAATACTAGATCTATCACTCATATCATACTCGTAGCATTCATCACCATCTTCTGTTGTGAATTTACCACAATATCCCACACCACCCTCATGGTAATATGCACTGACATCCCAACCAGACTCTAGTAAGAATTCATATAATGTTGTTGGTGGTGACCATGCGGAATCAAATGAAATCCAAATTTCATTACCATCATCACGACCCCAATCATGAACACTAGCATCCCACTTAGTTCCCCAATTACTTACATTCCAGTCATACCAATTTTCTTCTTGATCAGCTGGTCTTGGTTGTAGCAAGTTAAATACTGAAGGATCTTCTTTCAACAATTCTTGCTGTAGAACATCAATTTTACTTTTATCTGAATGACGCAAAGTCACTATATTATCACACCAATTTGGCATAATTATCTCCTAGTTAATAACAAAGTCAAACTTATCAATTTCCGACAACTTCTTTGTATCTAACACAAAAGAGAATGTTACATTCATCTGCGTGTTAGTATTAATCTGCACTGTTGGGTTATTGTATGTTATACGAGTTCCAAACCAACTTCGCTTCTCGTCACCTGCTGCAATTATTTCATACAGATTAGTATCTCTAAATTTAATTACAGTATTGTAAATCTTTTCTTTATCTCTGGAACCCTCAACTATCACACGTATATCACTATCAAACATTGTGAAAGGAACACCTATTACGTAACATGAATCATTCACGAAACATAATTGATTTTGATCTGATAATTCCAAGGATTCAGGTTTAGTCAATCCATATAAAAATAACGCAGGTAACATTACTGGTGTATTGTATGCAGCATTGATAATACTTCCAGAAACTCTTTCATGTGTATCACGATTAACTCTGCCATATACATCTATGGTTTTACCAAGCGTAGTTGTATCAGAAATCCACTTAGGTGTCCACGATATAGTTCCTTTAATAGTCACTTCAGTAATAGAACCTTTATTATTGTAAGACACATCTCGTGTCATCAGGTTCATTGCCTTGGATTTACTATCAAGAAACTTTACAGCTTTTTGAATCTTATCACGATTTTGTTGTTGCTCAAGTAAAGTATTGCGCATTTCAGTTGGAATATCTTTAGACTTAGTTCCAACTCTATTATCTTTTACAACATCAACATCAGCTTTGATCTTAACTTCATTATTGTGATACGAAAGAACCTCATACTTCTTAATGACACCACCATTGTACTGAACAATTTCCTCAGTTAGTGCACCATTCTTGACAAAATGCTCACTTGATATCCACGTTCCAGTAACCTTTGCTATTGCTGAGATTTTTGCATTACGTAGTGCAGATTCAAACGTATTACCGTATCCTGTGGTAACAACTTCTTCTGCACTACATAAACTCGCAACTAAAGAAAGTGCCAGCAATGTATATTTCATTACTTTGCCAGTTGTTCTGAATGGGTTTTAACTGTATCTATACCTCGATCTAAAATTTTAGCAATTCCACTGAAGCCAACAGTTGCCAAAACTAAACCAAAGATCGTTCCTAGAATAAATGATTTCATATTAGTTCCCCATAGCTACACGTAGTTGACTTGCTGCATTCATAGATCGTTTGTCAACTTGCACTGTAACAACAACAGTTTTAGAATCTTGGGATATTTTACGCTCAACAATGTAAATACCCTTTAAGATACCATTCGATTCAACTGCAATCTTTTCAGTGATCTCACTGGCAATATCTGCAGCTTTTTGTTTAGATTTAGCATCGTCATCCGATATGTTTTTCTCAAGTGCTTTGGTAATTGTATCTGTGGTTGTTTTTGATTTTAGATCCTGATTAATAAACTCAACGATATTACGTTTAGCACGCATAAGTGCTACATTCATACCTTGTTCAAGACCAGCATCAACAGAAATTGGCACTGAAGATGTTGCAGATGACTTAAGAGATTCCCACTCACCCTTGTCGTTGAATGTAACTTCAACTTTACCAAAGTCTTGTGTATACTTAACTGCATCTGAGGATTGACCAGCATCAGTTAGTTTTGTTGAACTGCATGCTGATAGTGCGAGAACCGCAACTGCTAGGATTACTTTTTTCATAATATATACTTTCAATTCAAGGTTACAGAATAAACTACTGCATTGGGTTTGTTATATGCGTCTATTACACGATCCCGCATAATTGGATCTGACAAATTATACCCCAATCTCTCAGGAGACTTAGGGTCAACTTGCTGTAATACATTCATCTGAGTAGTTTTCTCAGGCAATTTAGTAGACTTATCTGCAACTTCAATACCAGTAGATTTTGTAGCCACAACAGTTTTTTGTTTTAGTCTTTCAAAATCACTGGCATACCTAGCCCACTCTGTATCAAAGTCCAGTGCCATGGCATTCGTTGCAACAACACAGGATAACATAATTAATGATTTCATTATTAACCTTTCACACGCTTCATAATATAATTATACAGCAATTTCTTTATTTTGTCAAGTAAAGATTCTTGATATCTTGCAGTTAGGCACTTGCTCCATTCTCTGGAGCCTGTTCTTTTTTTGTTACCTTTTTCTCCTTTGCAACTGGAGCAGGAATAACAGACCAAGTATTACTGACTAACTTATGTGTAATTTTAGGATACATCTTAGTTAGCTTTTGATCTTTGACTGCAAGCAATAGCTTGGCTTCACTTGGGTGACTGTTCTCAAGCAATTGAATAAAAAGACTTTCTCTGCGAACAGGATTTAGATCTGCACGACAGAACACATATAGCTTCTTGGCTTCCATATGAAGATTAGAAGGATTCATACCTTGAGGTGCTGTGTCTTCTTTATATGGAGGACTACCCTCAGGCAAGATAAATTTCTTTGCTGGATCAAATGCGTGTTCTAGAACCAAACGCAATGCTCCATTTTCTTTGTAATTAACAATCTTAGTAGGATCAGAATTGATATCGTCTAAGATTTCAGTGATATATTTTGTTGCCATTAAAAGTCCTCCAGCTCGTCTAAAAGTAAACGACACTTGTTGTCAATAAGATATTGCATAATTGACATCTTGTCGCCAGTTGTTTTGTACTTTGTATATGTATCTATGATCTGCGTAGAAACGTCTTCTGGAATGTAATCAAAGTCAATCAACTGTACGTTACGGTGCCAGTTGCGACGTTCATCATCATTCTTACATGCATCATACCCATTCTCAATAAACTCAGCAAGACGTTTTGCTGAGCAAACTTTCTGTCGTTCACCAATAACAAACACATCATCTTTACTAAAGATATTTGGAATGCCATCATCACCAGCTTTAACGATGTGGGTGATTTTCTTTTCGTGTAGTTCACGAGCATTGGCTTTGATCTGTTTCTTTTGCATCGGTGACCATTGTGTCACGTTATCAAACTTTTGCAGTTGGATAAAGTCACCATCAGAAGAAAGAATTAAAACCTTTTGTGGGTCTTCAACCAATCCTTGTTGAACTAGGTCATTGGTCTGAGTCCACTTAGCAAGAACTGCAATAATATCATCAGCTTCAGCACGATCGATATGAATAACTTTATATGGAAAATGCTTTGCAATATCTTCACGCATTTCTGATAGTGTATCAAAGATCAATGTCCAGTTTAGTTCACTGGCTTCACGGGATTTCTTGCGACCAGCTTTGTAGTGTGGGAAGATTTCTCTACGCCAGTACTTGCGTCCATCGCAACAAATAACAAGTTCGCCATACTCTTTACCATACTTCTTCTTGTATGATTTCAAAGTAGAAAGGGTAACGTGACGAATCAAGTTCTTTACTTCAGAGTCACTTCCTTTCAACTCACGCTGGAAAGATAGAATGTTGCTGAGAGCAACTTGCGAATAGTCAACTAAAATCATAATTAAAATGCTCCCAAGATAATACATTCTTCATTCACACGACCATTTGGTACAGCTGGTTTAGTCTTTAGGGTTTTGAGTGCATTACTCAATGCACGCTTGCCCATAGACAATCCCTTGAAGAATTCTTCTGGTTTGCGTAGTGTAAACGAAACAGAATCTTTCAAACTAATACCAATCAAGGTAGTTCCCTTGACTGCAATAGTGCCACTTTCCGCAGCATACTTTTGTAGTTTACGGTATTTGGTATTATACACCCAGACTTCTGCAGAACCAATAATGTTAGTAGGTGGTACTGACTTCAAGCCAAGTTCTGTAAATTCACGCAAGAACTTCATACGAGCAACTTGCTTTGTAGGAGAAATTTCTTTACGCTTACGTGGTGCACGATTCACTTTGGCTGTTTGAACCATCTGCTGACAATCAGCAATAATAGTTTCAACAAACTCTAAGAATCGTTTTAGCTCTCGTTTGTTTAAGTGTGAATAACCTTCTACCAATTGCTCATCAGTACCTTCAATCGCTTCTCTAAGTTCTTTGGCAGTACCCTCAAACAACTCTCCAATGCGTTTAGCAATTGGTCCAGCCACTTGATTCGCCAACAGATAATTCTTTGTTGAAAATTCTGACTTGCAACCAGCAAGAATAAAGTCATCAATCGCACCTTCAATCTCACCAGCCAAGTCATGGGCTTTATCTTCCATACGTTGTTGGATTGAAATTACATTTGATGGCAGTGCTTCTTTGGCAGCATCTGCATCTTTCTTGTCTTGTTTGTCTTGGGATTTTTGACGAGCACCAATCTGAGACTTCAAGAACTCTACACGTTCATTGTAGTAATTCATTTCCTTTTCTTGAAGGACAGAACCACCATCTTGAAGACGTGCAAGAATACCAGCATACCTAAATTGGTATTCATCGATCTTCAACATCTCAACTGCTAATTTCTTATCAATCTTAGCGTAGTGAGAGATGAACCACTTCTTCTTTTCTTTGTCATCGTGATTTGCGTTGTAGTAATTCAAACCACATATCAAGTCACGTTGATATGTTTCAGGTTTGAGTTGAACCTCAACACCCTTCATAATGCGATCTGCTTTCTCAATCGCAGCTTTACGTTTTGCAGTATTTACAGCCATAGGTCAATAACCTCCATTTAATATAACTATTATACCCTACCTTTGAATTAAAGGCAAGGTATTTTTGATCATTCCCTTACGGTTTTGAGGGTTATTGCAAGACCCATTGGATCATCTCCAAACGAGTTAGGGCAGAGGAATTTTCCCACATAGAAAAATGGGTAGACTGAGGAATAATGACTTCCTTGGATTGAGGGAATAGTTCCTTAAAGGTATCATAACCACCTGTGGTTGATTCATAGTCATACTCACCAATAATGCTTAAGATCGGTGGAACCTTTGCAGGATCGAACCCTAACTGTCCTGTATCAACCCAGTAATTGTTTATATCATAAACAGGTTGCGATGGAACTTTCCAAGTAGTGCTGCCAATAACGTCAACAATCTTTTGCTCCCATCCGTCAATTCTATTTGGTGTACCAATCAACTTATCACTAATCTTCTCAAGTCTTTCTTTTTTAAGTTTTTCGATACCAGTCTCAAAGTGCTCAGTGTCAAACTCAACATAATACCGTTTATCCATACGAACAGATGGACTATGAATAATAACTTTATCAAATAAACCTCTCTCACCAGCAATCAATGCAGGAGCAGTTGATGTAGAGAAACCAAATACAGTTTTAGAAACATATTCTTTCTTAAGTTCTTTGATTGCAGATTCAATCTGGTCTGCATACCCAAGCCTATCGTACTGATAATTCTCAGTACTCTCTCCATAACCGCATGGATCAAATAAGATTACATCTATACCTGCTGCAAGAAAATAATCTATATGCGTGTAACCATCTGGTAGTTTAAAATCCCAGAAAACACGTGGCGATAAACTTTGTCCTGGTAGTAGGAATAATAGATGTTTGTTTTGTTCTAGACTAACTTCTGTTGTAACCATTTTAAAATCTCATTATCATTAAAATATTTATTTTCAAAACACTTTACTGCAATAACATTACCAGCAGTTGATGTTAAAAACATAGCATCTGCATCAAGACAATCCTCAGGTGATATTGCAGCCCAACTAAACTGTACGTTATTTTCCACACATAACTGTTCAACAAGTTTCATAACTGTGCCTTCCAGGCGATTTTGCTTTGGGGCATAAACTTTACCGTCACGGACAATACCCATATTAAATCCTGGACCTTCAGTTAAGAAACCTCTATGGTCTATTAGCACAGCTGTATCATAACCACGATCAATTGCTTCCCACTGTGCAAGGTTTAAATCATTCCATGCAAAGTTCTTCATTGTTTGATCAATGGCAGTATTGCGTAATTGTTTAGCCAAACAAACAGTTGCTGTGTTATCCTTGTTGAAACCATAGTAAGGTTTAACGTATATAAACAAATTAGGTTTACAACTGTCTAGATCTCTTGGATTGCCAGATGTAGGTGTTCCACGTGTTAAACCAATCCAAACTAATAGATCATCAGTTGGAGCAATAGCCACCAGTGTTTGAATTACAATCTCAATATCATTATCAGAGTATTCAACTGGAATGCGCCACCCCTGTGAACTGTTAATAAATCTACTCAGGTGTGCTTCGAGATTTTGTATCTCGCCATTTTTAACGGCAAGAACATCATATGTAGCATCACAATGAATCAAACCAAAATCAAGAACTGATACGGTCAGATCTTTAACTTTACAGTACTTACCATTTTTCCAAGCTGGATAGTCAAGCATTTATAAACTCCATTATTTTATCCATTAAGATATATCGTTGTGGTTCAAGCATAATAGCATGTGTACTATTTGGGATGACTTCAACGTCAAGTGTTTTAATAAACTCAGTTTGTAATTTATTAAAGGTATTAATCTTATTATTAACTCCCCACTCTGAATAAAATAATTTAACAGGACATGTTATACTATCCAGTTTAATTGGCGGAATTGGTTTTGTTAAGTTTGAGGTAATTCCCCGATTAGACCAAACAGGAGGAATAGTAGAAGTATCTAAAAGAATAACACCTTTTACACTACTATCTATGGCAGAGTATAAAGACGGAAACGATCCATAGCAAAAACCAAAGACAAAATCAATTTTATTCTTTATAACAAATTCTCTACATTTATGATACACTGAAAAATGCGTGTCTGTTTTACTAAACTCACACGCATATGTTTCTATTTCATTTTTATAGAAAAGTTCTTTAAAATTATCTGTTATAGTTGTCTTTGAGAATAAAGCATCGAATGTACCATCACCCTCCTGAGCGTATCCAGAAACATAAAGTAACTTGTACTTATGGGTTGGGTGCAGTGTTGGTATTATTCGCACTGGTTACTTGGTCATACATGTCTACAAACTCTTCGTGTTCAGCAACAGTTTGAGATAGTGATTGTTTATGATAAACTTTAGCCATCTTATTTACAACTTTACGAGAAAGTTGATAATTATCAGAAACATCTTTCACGATGTCTTTGATTAGATCACGTTCTGCTTCGATGCGAACCATAGAATTACTAATCTCACGGATGGCACCAAAAATCTTTTTACGATCTTCAATTGAGGAAATACTCATAATTATGCTTTCTGTTTAAACGAAAATTCAGTTTTAAATGCAGCTGGAATAATAAATGCAGCCAACCAAGTTTCAATGCCGTATGGAATTGCCAACACAGGGAATAAGGTATTGAGTGCCCAGATAAGGGCAATAGGCATACCAATTACTGCAGCAATTGCAACCAACAAAAGACCGATTGTTAACATAGTATTATTCATGATAGTTCAAACCTTACTTGTTTCACTGAATCCCAACGAAAAGATCGCCACTCTTGCTTTTCTGTGTCAAACACTCTGGCTGACTCATCGCTGAAGTTTCTAACAACCGAGCCACTTTCTTGGACTTTCGGAAGTTTGGCTGAGGGGATTCTGCTTTCATCGAGTGTGCAGAATAGTTCTCGCTCAGTACCATCTTTCTTGGTAAACACAACGCACAGATCTTTTGTATTTTCATCGACTAGTAGTCCTTTGAGCCAAGTTTTAAATTCAGGTGTTTGGTTTGCTGGCATTGTTTGCATTATCAAATCTCGCTTTCAAGTCATTTACAATTGGTGTGAAAAAATCTACGAATTCTTTATTGGAAAAGAATGTGGTGTATCCGCTGTTGACAATCTCCCTACCTTTTTCATCAGCAAGATATTTGGTAATGGTAAACTCAACAACATCGTATGGGTAGTCTTTAATCTTAACAGTAGTAAGAGCACCACCTCTGCCTATTTCATAAGTATTGTCCATAATTGTCCTTTGTGTGTTTGGATTTGCGTGTGTACTTAACCTTACTCTCAACTACACGCATTCGGTATTTGGGAGTACGTAGATCCTTTGCTATTGGATCTCTAGGTTTAAGTTTATTATACATTCTTTCTAGTTTAAAGTAAAATTAAATTATGCAAGAAATTAATCCCAGCTTTTCTTGTCACCAAATTGTTCATTGTAATCATAGCCAGCGTGGTATGCTTCTATGTCTGCTTCACGCACAGCATCAATTCTAGGACCAGACATACCACCAACACCACCACGATGTGGGTCACGTGGACGATGGTAGTAAGAATCTGCAGAACCACGATCGAAAAACGATCCATGACTCTTATCAAAATGTTCAGTTGCTAATTGTGCTTCTTTGTAAGTAATAATCATATCAAGCTCCATAATATTGTGCATCGTCATTTGCCATCTCTTCATCATATGACAACATTTCATACTGCTTTTCTAATTCTAAACACTCAAGTTGTTCAATGGTATCATAAACCATTTCAATCGGACAGTTCAGTGTAACTGCAACAAACTTTGGTGACATACCTTCAGCCAACAACTCTTCAATGTCTAACGCTAACTCAGCCATTTTACTCATTATTGTTTCTCCCAAGAGCATGCACACCAGAATGCATCAACCCCAAGCCAATCACGGCAATCAAAGTCAATACCAACAGTGGTGCATCTGGATCGTTATCCAAACCACCAACAGCACCAAAGGTCAACAGTAGACCAATAATAAATCGTATCATAATAAGTTCCTTTTTCAACCCTAACACAGTTATTATACGCTAAAGTCAAATAAAAGTAAAGCTAAATGTTGAAAAACCCTACTAGCAGTAGGGTTTTCGTAAGTCATTGATCTAGAAAGGTTATTTATTCGATAATGGGTTGTCTAACGCTCTTTGGATCTTAGTATCGATTTCTTTACGTAATTGACGTAGTTCACGCTCTTGTTCTTTTTGCGATTCGCTTGATTCACGTGCAGATTGTTTGGCTGAACGCTCTACTTGCTCAACAACTGACTCTAAACGACGAATGTCATTTTTAAGATCGTTCTTGATATCACGAGTATACTCAGCAGTTTTACCAGACTCTACTTGAATAACATCTAGCTTTTTATAAACTTCTGCTAAATCTGGTGAAACATATTCTGCAATCTTTTTCTTCATACCCTGATAATCTTTATAGACTTCAAACGCACCATATAAACCACCAAGAATAGATGATACTAATGTTGCAGCTACCATTAGTTTTGCAGGTGTAAATTCGTAACCACCAATACTAATTACAGTATCTTTACTTGCATACTTCTTTACTGCTGCTTCTGCTTCGTCAATCTTTTTATTGACGTCTTTAATTTCCTCTGCCATTTTAATTTCCTTTGTTATATTGTGAGTTTACCATTTCGTTATGTATGCGATCAGTGCCACCAAACATTCTTAGGTTAGCACGATTATCAATAGTTTTTTGATTGTTATAAACTGAATATGGTTTATATCCAGCAACATCTGGTAACATTGCTTTACCGTATGTATCAAATCCAGGTGTAAACCCCATTGCCTGAATAACTACATTCTGAACTTGTTTTTGTGATTCCATGTCAGATGCCTTACCCATTTCATTGGCAAGGTTTTTACCTTTTTCTACTGCTTCAGCTTTTGCTGCAGCTTCTCTTCGTTCTTGGATTGCTTGACGAGCAGTTGGTGCTGCTGGTTTATCAGATGACGCTTGAGCAGTATTAGTAGTCTGTGGCGAATTGTTGCCTCCAGTGCCTTTCGGAGCATCATCTCTTTTATCCTCTGATTTTTGTTCTTGTCTAGTGGCGGGTCCAGCATTTGCTGTTTGGGTTGAAGATCCTGATGCAGCTGGTCCAGGCGAATTCATTGATGAGGCAACAGGACTATTACCAGTAGATGCAGCTGGTCCATCCATTTTTGGAGTTGCAATTACAGCGTTCACGTTACTAT